TGCTCTTCGATCCCAAAATCAAATGGCATGATATTATTTGTTTTTGAAAACTTACACCATGAATGACGAATCTGTGTTTTACATGTGGGGTATTCTTCTCGTAAGAACTGTAAGACTTTGGCTTCTGATTTATTTTTACAGAATGGACACCAGTAGCCTGTAAGAACATTGTATAATTTTGTATCAAACTCTGAATGACATACATTGCAGTCAAAGATGGCTCTTTTCTCTGACCCCTTAAATGTCAAACGTGGATTCAATGTATTCTTTGGACTCCAACAGTTAAAACGAGGATGAGAAGCAAATGACTTTTCATAACATACTTTACATTCTTCTCTATCGCATAATTTAACATTAGAGCAGTAGGAACATCCTCGCCCACGATGATAATAGTGGTTTGGCGAATTATGATATATATGATAACAGATAGAACAATTAAATTCTAGCATTTTATTGGATTGTAAAAACGTCATTCTTGCTGGTTTTTGATTATTTATAGACCATTCTGTATTCATCTTTGGATGAGAAGCGCATGATTTATGATAACAGCGGTCACATTCTTTTTCTTCACATAATTTCTGATTGGAACAATACGGACAATGTTTATCATTTTTTATGGAATAAATGATTACATCGAACTCATGATGGCAATCTTTACAGCGAAACCAAAATTTATGATCATTTCCACGTGAAACTTCTCTTGCGGTTAATTGATTCCGATCCGACCACATTATGGCCATTGGATGAGATGCCATAGATCGTTCAAAACAGAAAGAGCAAGTAGGCGAAGAACATAATTTACCACGATTACAATATGGACACCATCTACCAAACTGAATATGATTAAGTGGGAGTTCAAAATCATGCCCACATTCCTTACAGTCAAACCAATATTTTTTATTGCTACACATATGAATCTCTTCGGGCATCCGCTGATTCTTTCTACTCCATGTACTTGATCGTGGATGCACTTTGAATGATCGCAGTATACACGTCTCACAATCCAATGAGCCACACAGTTTTTTTGAAGTAGGAGAACAGCTTGACATAATATTTCTACTTATTCTATTAGTCAAAAACGATTATCAATTTTATTGATGATGGGATTGTATTTATTATCACAATTAAAAGATATATGATAAAATCATTCAACTATGTAGATAGATGGCTAGTTTATCTGAACGAACGCTTATTCATTACTCAAAAGATCCAATTACTGAATTAATAAATGCTATACCAAAACAGGATAAACTATTAACCTATACAGGAAAACCAACTGGATTATGGTATGCATATGGAGATGAATGGAAGAAATTCGTAATAAATACACAAAAAAATACAGGACATAGTGTTAAAAATACGCAATATAAATATACATTTATACTTCCAGAAAATACATTTATTAAAAAAATAGATAATGCTACACCCAATAAAATATTTCAACTATCAAGCACAAATCTAGATGAATTTATGACTACATTTACTGAAAAGAATGATTATAAAGTAATTCTTGATGGTGATATAGTACAAGCTATTATTGAAAAAGCAGTAAAGGATGGTGGAAGTAGCATATTAGAAGAGGTATCGAGAACGAATAAAGATTATGAAAAATTATACAATAATTTACTTGAATTAGGTGAAGAGGATGACGATTATAATGAGGATGAAATGTTTCAAATCATGGATCTATTGATTGAAAATTTTCCATATGATTATACTCCATCTATAAAGGCACAAATAGATGATAAAATGATTTTGTTTGATTGGCATTATTTTTGGAAAGATGTATCTGAGATAGTAGGAGGTATCGAATTTGAAGAAGATTTATTCGATATTAAAATATGGAATAATATTGATCTACCATGGACAAGTACACTTAATGTTAGATCAGGTGTTATTTTTCATCCATCTACGTTTCTCGAAGGTATTTTGACAGAACAATTAAAAGATCAGCCAAAGAGTCTATCTAGAAAAACAAAGAGTCTATCTAGAAAAAAGAGTCTATCCAGAACAAAGAGTCTATCCAGAACAAAGAGTCTATATAGAAGAAAAAGGAGTCTATCTAAACGGACAACAACACGTCATAGACGAAGAAGTAATAGAAAAACAAAAAGACACACTCGTAAATAATGAATATTTCCTAAGATCCATCTCTTTTTGTTTGATCCATCATAAAATATAATTGAAGCCCCTCTTTGAATAAGCGAACATCGCTTAGTAATTTTCTAGCAAGTGACTTGGTATCTTTTTTGCGATAGGATGAAAATAACCATATGCTCTGATTATATTGTTTCCAGTTACGATACTGTTGATAATCGGAACAGATGGTGCGATAAATACTGAATAGCTCTTGTTTATATGCACGATGGGTGTCAGTTGGCAGATTATTAATAGGTGTAAATGAATCATCAAAGACAAGTTCCATCCACTTTAAAAGTCGATCCATCTGAAGAAGATCTAATTCACGCTCATCATCTGGTTCTATCGGAGGTGGTGTATCCTTAGGTGTAGAGTAAGAAACCATGTAAGATGTGCAAACTCTCTGGAATTGTGTTGTCATCATTGCACTAAATTGTTTCATCAGAAATGCATAGAGCATTTCGGAGGAAAAAGGGATAGCCATGTTTGCTTTTCTATAGAAAATATTTTTAAAGCGTGGTTCTAACATATTGCCAACCCATATCCTTACAAATAAGTTCCCATGTTTTATCCTGTAAATATAGTTTATCACGGTTTTTTAGTAAAGGAAAACAGGCAAGATATTCATCCATTTCGAGCAATTCACAGAATTTGTATAGAACATATCCATATGATAAAAAGTTTCGTCGTCCCTTTGGACAATGTATCTTAAATGACGGTTGAATCTCACGAAACATATGGCGAAGTTTCTCTTCGTCTTCACGAGACATGAATGGAGCATTTTGACCATTAAGACGATTGATAATATGGGGGATATGTTCATAATATTTTGAGCATTTCATCTTTCTTAGAATTTCACGCAATTTAGTTGGCTTCAGGGTGCTCATATTTGTAATCCTCTCTTTTTTGAGTTGAATCAAGATTTCGTCATAAATTTCTTGTGGAATCTCAGTGCTCTCTTTTGCTTGAAACTGCGCTAACCATTCATTGAAATGATTAATCTTTTTATAAGCATAATATGATACTTCACGTGGAGGATCTTTATAGGATGGTTTATCTGAATCAACCAAAATAAACTCTTGATATCCACATTTGGAACATGTCAGATTTGCTTCATTCAGACACATAATCATTTCACTGTTGCATTTACTACAAATTGTCCATGGATCGTCATATATATCATTTGTAGAACGAACCATCGAAGGATCTTCAATTTGTAGATATTCATTAAGAAGTTGATTACGATGTAATCCTCCATCCGATTTCGTTGTAGCTTCTTTTTGTATACTATCTTTCTGTGTTGTTTCTTTTTCTGATGAATCGGATGTAAGTGTCATAGAAGTAGAGGATTCTTCTTTTTGTGCAACTTCTTCCAATAATGCAAGAATGGATCCTGGTTTCGCCTTATTTGTTCTTGTTGTAGTCATTCCTTGTTGAATTTGATCTTGAACATCGTAATATTGATAAAGTATATCACCTGTTCGTAAATAATAATCCATTAATTCACTTCCATCTTCGATGGATTTAATTTTCTTTTTAAGATGATCCGCGTCACGTTCTAAACGCCATCGCTCCATATCAGATGTTATTTCTTCGATTCTTTTTTGCAAATTTTTTAGTTCATTTTTATACTGATCTACCTGTTTTTGGTCTTCTAACATGGTTTGCACTTTTTGTTGATGAATCGCATCTAACGTAGTTCTTGCTTCTGGATTACTTCGTTTAGATGTCTTAACCTTAAAGAAAGCACTATCGCTCATGAAGAAAACTTATTCGATAACGTGTGATGGCTATTTAAATACTCCTTTTGTCATAAAAAATTACCAATCCGCCACATTCCATACAATTATTTTTAATTCTATTATGTTCACACACAGAACTCCCTTTACAGTCCTTACAAATACTACGAACTTTATCATGTGGACAGATTCCACCTCCCCCGCACTCCTTACAATAATAGGAGTATTTGCCATGAATACACTTCTTTCTAATGTATTTTGGCTTATTGTCAGTCATTGAATGAATGGTTTGTTTTTTTACATGGCTACAATACAATTTAGACAATCAATTTTATATCCCGGAAATTGTGAAAAGGTTGTCTGTATGATCAGTGCTCATGTGGTGATGGATATAAATTGTAATTATTTTCAGTGGTATACAGTGAAAGGAAGATAAGGATTATGGATTCTTATGGTATCCCGGTGATTTATGAACATGTGTTTTTGGCAAAATTTTTTTCTAGTAACAGAGTATAAAGCGGATATATGACCGGAGGAGGGCTTATGCAGTTAGTCGCCTATGGCGCACAGGATGTTTACCTTACTGGTAACCCACAAATCACATTTTTTAAGGTTGTGTACCGTCGTCACACCAACTTTGCCATGGAGTCCATTGAGAACCCTTTCAACGGTGCCCCTAACTTTGGCAAGAAGGTGACCTGCACCATTCAGCGCAATGGTGATTTGATTCATCGCATGTATCTGCAGGCTACTCTGCCTCAGGTGGCTCTCCAGCCATCTGATGGCTCAGGTGCTCAGTTCCGTTGGTTGAACTGGATCGGTCACAACCTCATCGACTACGTTGAGATTGAGATCGGTGGTCAGCGCATCGACAAGCAGTATGGTGATTGGCTGCACATTTGGAACGAGCTCACTCAGGAGCCTGGTAAGCAGGCTGGTTACGCCAAGATGGTCGGTAACGTCCCTGAGCTGACCAACCTGCTCTACCAGGGTGGCTCGGCGTGCGACAACGATTGCTATGGCGGTGAGCCACTGACCTCAGAGGTTGTTACCTCGTGCGCCCCAATGTACACTCTGTACATCCCACTGCAGTTCTGGTTCTGCCGCAACCCAGGTCTGGCTCTTCCTCTGATTGCCCTCCAATACCACGAGGTCCGCATCAACCTGGAGTTCAACTCGCTGAACAACCTGTGCTGGGACTACTCGAACTCGTCAGACCCCCACGCCATTCGCAACCGCGTCGGCCAGTGCGGTCTGGCTGCTGCCTCTCTCTACGTGGACTACATCTACCTGGACACCGACGAGCGTCGTAAGTTCGCCCAGGTCTCTCACGAGTATCTGATTGATGTCCTGCAGTTCACTGGCGGTGAGTCCATCACCTCCTCGGCCAACAAGCTGAAGCTGAACTTTAACCACCCATGCAAGGAGCTGGTGTGGGTCGTTCAGCGTGATTCCTACGTGTCATGCGATGACAACGTCATTAACCCATGGAAGGGTCAGCAGCCCTTCAACTACTCGGACTGGTGGGACCGCTCCGTTCTGGAGTCTGGTTACTCCGTCACCCGTGTGGAGGGCATGGCTGGTCGCAACCCAGTCATCACCGCTCTGCTGCAGCTGAACGGCCACGACCGCTTCCAGGTTCGCGATGGCAACTACTTCAACTTGGTTCAGCCCTACCAGCACCACACCAACATCCCAGCTGTTGGTATTAACGTTTACAGCTTCGCGCTCCAGCCTGAGCAGCATCAGCCAAGCGGCACATGCAACTTGTCGCGTATTGACAACACTACCCTGTTGTTGACCGTGTCAAACAACGCTGTAGGCACCAATCTGTCGTCAAGCGTCCGCGTGTATGCTACTAATTATAATGTGCTCCGCATTATGTCGGGCATGGGAGGTACGATGAGTTTTATACTCCAATTCGTTTTGCAATCTATGATTGCAACTGTATTGCTTTGCTTCCAAGTGTATCAGCAAAATCTGATGCAAGTTTGTATATCGGCTTGACTATTTATAGTTAAGCAAGCAACACCGTCAAATTGCGGGAAACTCCTGTCAAGTCATTGGTACCGTTCTGGGGTCGAAAGATCTGCCCAGCAACACCATGGGGAAACTCATGGGTATGGTAAGAATCCAATGAATAGGGACAATCCGCAGCCAAGTGCTAATGATGACGCGAAAGCTCATCTAAGCATGCAGTTCAGAGACTTGATGTCGGTGGGTCATCTAGGATTCGTTGTGCAAAACAATAAGCACATGATGAGATGGCATAAGGTAAAGTCCGTCCCCCTGGAAACAGGGCTGATACGAGGAATGAATCGTGGTCGATATCCCATGAAACAGGAGAGCGTATTGGATTCTTGTAAAAGAATGGAGCCAACGTTGGCTTACAGCAACTAATTTCATTATATTTGTATCATATTATTTATTTTTATAAAAACCTTTTATTTATTATTCATATTATATTGATAATAAATAATAGAATCATATACATACCACCCATATATATTTTTATAAAATTGATAATATAAAGATATATATGGGTGGTATATATAAAGCAATGTCATATAAGATTCCAGAGGGATTTACACAGATTTCACGGTTTGATGGAATTAAGAATACACGTGGACAAAAAGCTGGAATTGAGCAAAATTGGGGATATTTTGCAAAAGATGCAGAAGGAAATGATTGTGTATTAATGTTTTGTAATCCTGGATGGTTTACGATCATCGATCGAAATATATTAGAAAATATTCGCAGTGTAAATGGGAAGCAAGTTTCTTGGTATGGTATGAAAACTGGTTATATCGGATGTCATGCGGAAATTAATGGTAAAAGCAGTTGTATTACATTACATCAACTTATTATGAATCATTATGGACATGGAAAACAAGGACCATCTATTGATCATATCAATAGAAATAAACTTGATAATCGAACTTGTAATTTACGGATTGTATCTCAGAGTATACAAAATACAAATCGAGATAAAGTATCGCGCCATCATTCAGCAAAAAAATTACCATCTGATTTGGGCGAAGAAAAGCTTCCAATCTTTGTAGTATACTACAAAGAAAAGATTGGTAAGGCTGATGATAATTATAGAGAATTCTTTACAGTTGAAGGACATCCTATTCAACGACAAAAAGAAAATAAAATCGTTAGTTCACAAACAAATCAATTAAAATCTAGACGATGGTCAACAACCAAGTCAAAAAGTGTGCCGATTATTCAAAAATTAGAATATGCTAAACAGTATTTGGAAGAATTAAATAAACTGTCTGCAAATCCTAATTATATTATATGTCCTCCAAAAATGGGTATTAATAAAGATTGAATGATATGATAAAATATAAATTTTCAGAAATAGAGCAACTAAGCCATTTTACTTGTTATTTGTATTACTTTCTTATAAAAAAGATAAATATATTTTGAAACGGTTCAGCCGGTTGAAAATATATTTGCTTTTGCTTTCTAAAAGCAAATAACAAACGAGTTAAAGACCATATACTATCCATATCTAGTAATAAAATGTCAGAACTTAATATTGTTGAATTGATAGAAGATCATCCTATTTCTAAACTTACACATACATATCATGTGAAATTATTAGATAAGATCAAGACATCCTTTTCAGAAACAGAGCAACAACTATTTATTGGTAGTTTTTATTGTTATTTGAATTATGATACAAAAAAAGACTTTGTTGTTGATTTGGATAATGTATGGAAATGGATGGGATTTAGTCAGAAAATACATGCATCTGTATTATTAGATAAACATTTTTTAGTAGATATTGACTATAAAATTATTGCTCCTCAGATCGGAGGAGCAAATTCTGAATCTTGTTTGCTCTCGCCGTCGCGAGAGCAAAAAGTACGAGGAGGACATAATATCAAAAAGATCATGATGACCATAAAATGCTTCAAATCATTATGCTTAAAGGCTCAAACAAAAAAAGCATCTGAAATTCATGAGTATTATCTGAAGATGGAGGATATGCTTCATGAAATCATCGAAGAAGAAGCGATTGAACTCAAAAAGAGTATGGAAGAACAAAAACAGCTATTGGAGCAAAAAACAGAAGAACTCGCACGCACTCCTGAACTTGAACGTCATAAACTTCTTTTACGCAAATACGGAATCATTAATGGCTCATTAGTCTATATCATACGAATCAAAGAGTGTGAAAAGGGTGAATATATTATTAAAATAGGCCAAAGTCAGAAAGGTATTAAGAATCGTTTAAATGAATTCAAGAAAAAATATGGAAATCAAATTCTTATTTTGGATTGCTTTTTAGTGCAGAACTCTATGGGATTTGAGAAGTTTCTACACAATCACGCGGAAATTCATCCTAATAAAGTGACAACATTACAAGGACATGAAAACGAAAATGAACTGTTCCTTATTGGAGGAAACCTATCCTATCAGAAACTTCTTGAGATTATTGAGTCATGTCAACCAAATTTTGATTATACAATATCTGATTATGAGCGACTTAAATTAGAAAATGAACAGCTACGTTCTCAATCAAGTGCAACTTCTATACCGATAGATCATATGATCCTTCAAGACATTCTTAAAACAAACCAGTTGCTTCTTCAAAAGATACAAACACTAGAGGCTACAAATAAAGATATTATTTCTCGACTAAACACGATGCAAACCAAAACAACAACCTTGTGCTCTCAACCAGATCCCCATCTAGGCCCTCGTCTTCAAAAAATTCATCCAGAAACTCTACAACTGATTCATACATATGACAGTGTTACAGAATGTATAAAAGAAGATAATTCTATAAAACGTCCAAGTATTAATAAAGCAATCCGAGAAAATACAATATATCATGGATTTCGTTGGCAAATAGTTGATCGCGAACTTGATCCAAATATCATCCATTCTCTCTCGCCAACAAAACATACAAGGCCTCAGAAAAATGGGTATATTGCAAAAGTTAATAAAGAAAAGACTGAAATTATAAATGTATATATTGACCGAAAAACAGCTACACAATGTAATTCATATCCTTCTATTGCATCTCTTGATAATGTAGTAAAGAATAACACCTTAAAAGATGGATATTATTATCAATTATATGATGATTGTGATCCATCTTTAAAGAATACATTTCAAGAAAAGAATGGGGGAGATATCATACTTTATCGCGATGGTGTTGGGCAATATGATCAGAATCATACACTTGTATCTGTATTTTCTAGCCGTTTTGATTGCACAATTAAAGCGAAAATAAGTCAGAAATCGTTAGCAAAAGTTATAGATAAAAATTTAATGTATCGTGACCATTTCTTCAAGAGCATCGGACAAAAATTACACATTTAACCTATTTTATCCAATCCATTTCGAATGAATGAGATAAAATAGTTCACGATCTGCTGAACCGGAATCGAACCAGTGACCGGAGGAGCTACAATCCTCCGCTCTACCAACTGAGCTATCAGCAGATCTACATAGAAAACATAATAAATTATTTTTAATCTAAACGCACTTTTCTATCTTAAAGACCTACAACCTTTCTATTTACAATCCGTATCATGCCATTCGCGTTTGTTTTAGAATCGTTGAGAAAAGAGCACGAATGTGTTCATTACTTTGAAACTGGTCTTTGGGATCCACGAACCGATGTATCGAGTAAACAGGCTCTACGATCTGGATTTGATCACGTCTTTTGTATCGAGGCTCATCCTTGTTGGATTGAGCTTGGTAAGGTAGAATTTGAAGAGGATATTTCAAAAGATCGCTATCATCTTATTCACGATGATAGCAAAAATATGAGACAACACCTTTCTCATCCTTGTTTCAAAGATCGTTGTCTATTTTTTCTAGATGCTCATGTGGATAATGATCAAATCGCCTCTCAAACCACAAAATGCCCCTTACTGGATGAATTAGATGCGATTCAATGTCTTGAACGAAATGATCATGTGCTATTGATTGATGATTTGCGTATCCTATCCCAACCTCATCCTTGGGGTGAATCACGTTATGGAGGAATTAATTTTATTGAGAAAATTAAGGAGCGAATTCAAATCATTAACCCCAATTACCAATTTAAAACACTTCCAGGTGCGACTCCAAATGATATTCTATGTGCCTATATTCCCATTCCTTCTGCTATTTGCCCTGATTACGACCATTTAACTCCAGAAAATCAGAAATACCTTCCATGCAATTATGAAGGAGAGGTGTATCGCATTTCTACAAACTGGTTTAGTGCAATTCCACTTCCTAATACGCCTCAGCGAATTATGGAGATTGGAGCATATCATGGTGGAAATGTGTGTAGTCTAACGAAAACATATGCATCTCATCCTGAATCTACGATTCATTGTGTAGATCCATGGTATGATTATAAAGAATATTCGGAATACAAACAACAACAACATACCAATTATAAACAGTTCATTCTTAATATTTCTAAATTAGAAGCAAGTGATCTACATAAAATTCATATTCATCGTGGATTGTCTGAACATATTGTTCCTCGATTTGATGATGATTCATTTGATATTATTTATATTGATGGAAATCATGATAAACGTTATGTTCTACATGATGCGATCATGTCTCTTAAGAAAATAAAGAATGGTGGTTACATTATTTTTGATGACATGCAATGTGAAGATGTTCATCGTTCTGTTCAAATGTTTGTCCATCTCTATTCTCTAAATATTAAGGAAATCAAGGATATTGAAGGACAAGTCTCCATTAAAATCAAAAAAGAGATATAAATCCAACTGTGTTAGTCATGGAAGAAATGTCATGCACAGTTGTTACGGCTTTTTATGCAATTCGGTCAAAGTTTCCAAAAGAGCAATATATCGAATGGGGTAATCAATTCATGACACTGGAAAGCCCTATCATTATTTTTACAGAGGAGCATCTTGTGGATATACTTCTTCAAATGAGAGGCAATAGACCAATTCATATAATTGTCCTACCCTTTAACAAATTAGAAACATGGAAAGGGTCTCTTCCCGAAAAATGGGCTCATCAACATACATTAAATCCTGAAGGCCATATTTTCTCAGAAACTGCCAATCATCGTTCCCAACAAAGCCCCGAACTCTATGCATTATGGGCACACAAACCCTACTTTGTCGAAAAAGCCATTCATATCAATCCATTTCAATCCGACTACTTCTTCTGGTGCGATTTTGGAGCATTTCGTGAAAATACCCCCAACGAGATCCGTGAGAGATTTCCACAGAGTAGATTACTGCCACGCGATAAGGTATTATTTCAGGCAATGACATCCGTTCCGTTAGATGAGAAAGAGAGGGGTAGAGATGGAATTATTGGGCCTCATTTGAATCATCAATGGAATCATGTTCGTCTTATTGGTGGATTATGGGGAGGAGGAAAGGAAGCCTGTTTGGCATGGAAAGTAGCGTTTGATAAGATGCTTCATCGATATTTAGAAAAGGGTCGTTATGCGGGTAATGATCAGATTGTGATGCTATCTACTTTGTTAGAGAATCCTGAATTGGGTATTGCTGTAAAACCGACAAGAGCCGATATCAATCAATGGTTCTTTTTAGAGTATTTATTGTCATCAATGGCAGAATACAAGATTGATTTGAGTTATATTTAATTAACGCCCTCGCCATACTTTCAAAATTGCTGTATTGTATCCTGCTTGTTCGACTTGGTAGGTTGCCGTTTTCAAGGTTGTATCTTGTGATTCAAAACACTTTGGATAGTTCAAAATATCGCCAAATGTGGAAGGATTGTCACTAACTAGATTTTCATGAAAGGCGATGAGACCAAATAGACGTTCCATCATCTCACGATCTCTTCGATTACGAATCATAAGAACCGCCGTAGAGAATAGTTTATATTTCTCCTCCAATTTATGAGCAATTGAAATATCAATGATACTTGCTACACCGAAACAGGCTTTCCATTGACTATCCGATTGAGGAGTTAAATGAGAAAGAAGTGGTTCGTGATTTTTAAGAGATGTAACAACTTGTTGGATTCTTGGAATGAATTCTTTATCTGTTGGGTTAAAATGCCAATGAAATCGAAGAAGAGTGTCAGCTTCTTGTTGTAGAAAGCGTCGATGCAGAAACATGGTATCATGAAGAAAGATCATACGATCAGCCCAACGATTCATTAAAAAGTAAAAATAAGGAAGACATTCGCCTGCGCCAGGATAATCACTGTAAATAATATCAGTTTCATACAACTTACCATTTACAGTATTCATTGATGAGTTGTCATCGATAATTACAATTTTATTTGTATAGTATCGTCGAATAGAATTATAACAGGAAATCCATAGATCATTGTCCGATGAATTACGAAGATTTCTTAGAATGACAAATACATAGGATTTATTATCAATACGGAGTTCAATTGCAGCAGGACTGGGTGGTTGAATCTGAATATATTGAGAAGTGAGCGAGGTGAGAAGGGAAGAGATTGCAGTGGATGTCTTATCTTTTGGGTTCGATTTCGATGAGGAAGAAGGTTGTGGAAATCCTGAAAATAGGGATGCATAAGTGGAAGTGGAGATGGACGAAGTTGAAGAGGATGGATAGAATATAGGATTGCGTGATTGAGGATCTTCCATAAAAAAGGGTGATCCATCGAATGAATCATCAGGATTATATTGATAGGTTTCAGAAAGTAGAACTTCGGTTCTTTCTGCTCTTGGAATGGGTGGTGGAGGGCGTAATTCTTCTGGGATTTGGGTGAGATCCCTCCGACGTGGAATATTTCGATTCATCCACGATGACATGATGAATGAGTTCTATCCATGACCGTATCTTTTCTCTAACGCATTTTGGACTCGGAAAATGTAGACAAAATAAAACATATAGATGATTAAAATGGGGGCTCTACTCGCACATTGTTCAAAATGGTTTGATACGGAGAAATGTATGGGAACTCAGTGGTCAGAACAAAATTATTCTTCATTGGAAAAGAAACTACAAGCCGTCGAGCAACGAATGGTCACTTTAGAGCAACGCGTGAATACGACAGAAGAAGCGAACCAGCGGCTACATAATAAATTCAACGGATGGGACGAGAGACTTCATCAACACGAAAATTTACAAAATGGTCATCATCATGTTGTTATGACAAGATTACGTTCTGTAGAACAACGTGTCGAGAATATGTCATTTGATCATTGCGAACGTCTCGACGATGATATTATTGTAGTAGAAGAGCGATAGAGATAAATAATATCGTAGAAAGATAGAGTCTATATGACGATACGATATTATTTATTTGGAGTGGTAGCATTAACTGGTATTTTGTATCTTAGTAAAGAAATGCGTGACAAAGGGTTAATCAAACTATTGCCCGATGCAGTCGTAGATCTTATTCCAACCAGTTTGAAGGAATCTTCGCCCCGTTATTTGGAGTATGATCCACGAGAAGATGTGAAAGAGACACAGCGTGTAGTAAAAGAGAAAGATGCTCTTGAAGAATGGATACATTCACGATTGACACAGAAGGGTGTTAAAGAAATGACAGAATCGGGACATTATCAATCAGATTATTCGGGTTCTTTATAATCGCTAATCAGTGATTCATATTGCTTTTTATATTCTTCTGAGTCCCATACGATATGGGGTGGCCCAGAAGGATATGCGTCATAAGGAATACCATTTGTAGTTGGTTTTTCTAATTCTAATACTGCCTTTAAGGCACGCAATCGTCTATCAATGGGGGAACGAATTCCACGAAACTGTGTCCGACCCAATTGTTTCCATCTCCATTCAATTTGAAGCGCTGAACGCCATTCTGGAATGCCTGTAATATAACATACACGTTTCCATTCCCATCCTTGTGCCACTCTCATCCCTGTCGCACGTGCACCTCCTGATTTTTTACCATTATGTTGTTCTAAACGACGATCAGGATCGGTTGTAGCCCCTACATAGGTATGACCTGCATCTGTCATTAATAAATAACAATAAAAAGACATACCTCTACAGAGTATTATATCTAATAATGTTCTCTCCTTCCTCTTTAACTTGCGGCTTTTTATTTGATTTAGATGGGACACTTGTCCAAACGGACCATCTTCATCAATCGCTATGGAAAACAATCTTAGCATCGTATGGATATGATCTTACTGATGAATTGTATCATACACGTATTGCTGGGCGATCGGATGAAATGATTTGGAAAGAATGGAATGTTGGATCGGAAAAAGAGCGTGAAGAATGGACAACATGGAAAGAGTCTGAGTTTCTAAAGCGTATTCATGAAACGATCCCTGTTTTAGGTGGAAAAGAGAGGATCCAGCATTGGAGTAAATTAAACGCTTGGATTGGTGTTGTAACGAATTCAAATAATAAAACAGCATGTGCTTTATTGGATCGTCTAGAAATTACAAATCATGTTTCTTTTCTTGTTACGAGTAATTCCAAATGCAAACCAAAACCATCTCCTGAACCATATGAATGGGGAATGGAAATGTTGGGTATTGATTCAGAAACCACTGTTATTTTTGAGGACTCGGAGGTTGGAATTCAAAGTGTATTAAATATGAAGAACCGTCCAAAGTATATTTATCGTATTCTTGCTCCACATACACCCATTCCAAATGAATCATCCCCTAATTATGAGTGGATTGAAAACTATCTCGATCCACGGCTCGATGTATTTCTGGGTAAATAAAGACAATATAAGGAAATTCTTAGTCTTCGATCTTAAAAATGAAGAGACTTATCCAATGGATACAAATTCCAGAACTATTTCCTCTTCCTGTTATGGATCGAGTATTTGAAGAATGCACCGCCGCCTTTAAGGATGATGGATGCATTGTGAAAAGAGTTACATCGTGGGAGGAATTAGAGGATGGTGGTCTTCTATTTTTAGACGATGCAGCTGGTCGCTATTTAGAATTACGTTCCCAACACGATCGAATTGCTAACCAGTGTCCAAATAGTATTATGATTGCATGGTATTGGATGGATCCTAGTTATCGACCCTTTTCAAGAATGATTGTTACTGGTGAATTATATGTTTATCGTGAAAGAACTTCACATGAAAAGAGGTCATTTATGCTCCGTCCTGATTTTGTTCCACTCATGTTACGTGCAAATGAATCTCCTGAGCTTATCGGAACTCATCGACGGACAGATACCATGGACTATTGTTTTATGGGGGGAGGATATAAACAGGACTGGGTTCCACCTTCTCCTGAATTTACAGGAGTATATCATCAAGTAATTTATAATAATTATCTATCGTATGATGAACGACGTTCCATTTATTTATCATCGCGATTCTCGTTAGCTTTTCAAAGTGATGAGAATATACAAACAGGACATCTTTCGCAGAGAATTTTTGAGGGACTGGCATATGGTTGCATTGTATTTTGTGAGAATCCGCTTGCCAGTCAATTTACAGATGGAGCGGTGATTCATGTGACATCGAGGGAGAATTTATGGACAAAAATGAGAGAGTGGAAGTCACAACCAGATCGTATGAGAGAGCAGCAAAAGAAGGGATATGAATGGAGCAAACGATATGGAACGAACCGGACGAGTATGGCATTATTATGGAGTCGAATCCAGTCACGTTTTCATGTTCAATGGAATGTGTCTCAAAAGGTGATTGGTGCGCATTTGATGGGTGGTTTGGGTAATCAGATGTTTCAATTAGCGGCTGGATTTGCATATGCCTATGAAAATGGCGCCCAATTGAAAATCGAGAAAAGAGAAGAAAATGGACATAGAACATTTTATTGGGATAATTTGCTTTCTTCTTTTTCCCTATTTTTATGTCCATCCTTTACAAATCTAAATTTAACATTATGGCAAGATGGATTTGCAACGGTATATCGACCTCTTCCACAAGTAAATTCGTTAGACATTGGTGTATTATTAAATGGGTATTTTCAATCGGGAAAATATTTTAAAAAATATGGAGTTCGAAATAAACTACGCTATCTTTTTAGAGCACCATCTGATTTAGAACACGGAGTCTATCATTCATATCCCTATTTAATCCGAAATAGTCACAGGGTTGTTGTTCTTCATTGTCGACGAACTGATTATTTAATTCATCATGACTTTCATGGACCATTGGATGGCGAATATTATCGCCGAGCATTAGATCGTATCTTGCCACATATTTCCGAGCCTATCTTTTTATTGACAGGAGACGATCCGTCGTTTTGGTCGGAAATTAGAAACGATATACCTGAAGTGTTTCAGAATCCTCACATCATCCTTCAAAATGAAACCGATGTAAGAACCTTTATTTTATTGCAGCAATTTAAGTATTTTATCATGTCGAATTCTACCTTTATTTGGTGGGTTGGTTGGATGGCCAATTCAAAAAAAGTCATTGTTCCAAAACAATGGTTTGGACCAAAAGGACTGTCAAACTGGGAAGATATTTATGATCCAGAATGGGAACAGGTTTAGTCGCATTCCATTGTAAGTGTAGAGGGATACTTTAGAAAGCAAAAGTCTCTCCATGTTGTATAGGGTCCATAGTCTCGATCGCGTTCGGTCCATCCAAAGAGCCTGCGACGATCATCTCTTGGACAATGTTCGGGAAAAGGTTTCCAAACACGATGTTTAAATGTAAAAATCAAATTCATAATTGTCATTTCATTACAGCGACAAATAGGGTAACGATTCATCGCATCAATCAGGTCAGTGATATGGATGCGATGAAGAAGATGGGTATCATACATCCACATGCAATTCAAAAAATAGCGTTCTTTAAAGATTTCAGGTGAATATTCTTCTAAAAGAGATTGAACAACTTCTGGATGTTTGGCAGAATCCGCCTCAATAATTCCTCCAAATCTTTTTTGAGTATCATAAATTGCTGCATCATCTGGGGCCAGAATTGAATGAGAACAATCCAATTCCAATAAATGTTCCATCTTATCTACTACGCGAAGACCTGCATCTAGATAGACCACTCGATTCCATTGTAAAAACCATGAATCAAATACATAGAATTTATCCCATTGGGTTAGTTTCTTCGTTTCGCGCTGGTCACATGTTGGTTGTAACGGATTCTTTTCATAATATGCAAGAAGGGAACTTGTATCCAAATGTTCAACACGATGTGCTTGAACACGATAATATTCTAGAAAGTTAGTAGAAGGAGTAAATCCAACCGTAATCCAAACAATATCACCTTTCCATTCTCCTCGAGTTCTAACATCTAGAATCGTCCGCTTTGCTCTCGACTGTTGATGAACATCCGATAAAGTAACTACTACTGTGGTCATGATTGTTATCCACCATCCAATCTCGGTTTATATCCTTTTTTAAAAATTGATTCTATAAAATATAGAAAAAGGATTATAAACATCGGACGGATCTATTTGAATAACAATGTCATCGCTCTCACCCTTTCTTGTCGTGGATTCTGTAGCAAATCGTATTGCTCCTGAGCAAATTCCACAGCATCCATACACATTTTCACTGGACCCTTTTCAGGAGTATGCTTTCTCGGCAATTTCAAAAGGAGAGAATGTTCTAGTGTGTGCTAAGACGGGATCGGGAAAAACATTGGTAGGTGAATATCAAATTTATGATTCTCTTCGTAGAAACAAGCGTGTCTTTTACACATCTCCTATCAAATCTCTATCAAATCAAAAATTCAATGACTTGAAAAAACAATTCCCAGATGCAACGGTTGGAATTATGACAGGCGACGTCAAATTCTGCCCAGATGCACAAATCGTGATTATGACTACCGAGATCTTGCGCAATCTTCTTTATAAAAAGGATACAACTACAGAGCATCTTGGTTTAACAGCATCAATTACACTTGAGGACGTTGATTCAGTAATATTTGATGAATGTCATTATATGAATGATCCTGATCGTGGAAAGGTATGGGAGGAGACGATGATGAAATTATCACCAGATGTGCGATTGGTATTATTGTCGGCAACGTTGAATCGTCCTGAATGGGTTGCAAGTTGGTTGGGTGATTTGAAACAGCGACCGATTCATCTAATTGAAACACAATATCGTGTGGTTCCATTGACACATTATGTAATGGGTAAGAATAACAAATTCATGATGTTTATGGATGAAAAAGAGCAATATCAGGAGCGTGTTTATGCGGATTGGTTGCGTCAGAGGGTTCAAGAGGAAAAAGAACATCGTCAATTTCAGCAACATGTTAAGGAGGTAAAATCGTTGGGAACAAAAGGTGGTGTAGAAAATAAAGTTCACAATACACATTATATCCATCGTCTAAATCAGACCATTCAGCATTTGGAAGAAAAGGAGTTATTACCAGCCCTGCTCTTTGTGTTTAGTCGTAAGCAATGTGAAACATATGCGGAACATATTGAAAAGAGTCTATTAGATACCTCTGATGCCGCCACTGTAAAGCACATATTATCCTTTCATCTTCATCGCTATCGAGAACAATTAGAACAGACTCCACAGTATCATCAATTAATTGAATTGTTATATCGTGGAATCGCATTTCATCATAGTGGATTATTGCCGATTTTGAAAGAGGCGGTTGAATTATTGTTTGCGAGAGGATATGTTAAATTATTGGTGTGCACAGAGACATTTGCGGTAGGATTAAATATGCCGACAAAGACGGTCATCTTTGCAGGATTACGTAAATTTGATGATCGTGTTGGTGGATTGCGTGTTGTTCGAAACGACGAATATTTCCAGATGGCGGGGCGAGCCGGTCGTCGTGGAAAAGATGATCGGGGTGTCGTGATTTATTTACCAGAAGGAGAACCTCTTAGCGGACAAGAAATGTATTCGATTATGAAAGGAAATAAGCCAGAAGTTGTTAGTCGTATGGATTTTCATGTGGATTTTATTCTTAAAACAATTCACTCAAAGGGTGTATCCGTAGATTGGGGTCAAGTTATTCAGGAAACATATTGGTTCCAAGGGCGAAAAAGAGAGGAACAAGAATGGGAGGAAAAGCATATGACAACTCAACAGCAAATGGATGTAATCGAGAAAAAGGAACCCTATTGGTCAGAATTGATGAAGTGTCGTGATCTAGAGCAACAGATTAAACACTCGGTCAATTCCCAAAAACGTGATTTACAGCGTCAATTGGATTCATTAAAAAATCGTCAATTAGGTCCGCAGTGGAAAAAGACAGCGGAGTTAATTCAGCGCTATGATCTGTTAGAGAGGGCGATGGAGCGTTTGATGGAGGAGAAAAGGGCGATGGGATCATGGACAGATCGCGTGGAGCAGAGTATTGGTTTCTTGAGAGAAAATGAGTTTATTAAAGAGGATTCATTGGAATTGACATTGAAGGGGATTTTAGCAACAGAGGTAAATGAGGGTCATCCGATTCTTCTGACGGAATTTTATATTTCTGAAAAATGGAAGGGACTATCGGATGATGACTGGGTGATGATTCTATCTGCATTTCTTGAGCAAAGAGAAGATGAAGGAGAAGATATTCATTCTATGAAGGGCTCGATGGCAATGAAAGAGCGTTTATATTTATTGGATGAGATGGCAAGAGAGTATGAGGAATCAGAGAGAAAATGGTGTGGAGAGAGGACAGTAGGTTGGACTTGTTCCACGCAATGGATGGAACCCATGCGAGATTGGTTGTATGGGGTCTCTTCTTCTGAAATTTGTCAGACCTATGGATTCTTTGAAGGTAATTTCTATCGGTCACTTTTAAAACTAATTAATCTGGTCAATGAGGTATTATCAATGGCGACATATTGCGAGCACGTTGAGGTAGTAGATCAAATGACTCGTATTGGAGAACAAATGAGACGTAGTCGTTGGACAGGAGAAAGTCTTTATCTTCAACTTTAGTATATTACAAAACACATTTAATAAATGCCTAAAGACAATACAATATACATACGAACAGGAACATTTTTTAAAGATGTCATCTTGTTGGTATGAATTGGAGATTTTGCCCTTGACGCCTGCATCGCAGGAGTTGTATCCGATTGCTACGTATAATCGTTCGGAGGAGAATGCCGGATTTGATCTGTATTCGGCTGCGGATGTTTCAGTAGAGGAGAAGGTGGAGTTTGTTCCATTCGGTATTGCGGTGCGTTTGTTGAAGGTAGAATCATTACCAAATGGCGGATCAAATGATTTATTGAAAACCGATAGTCATTTTTTCTTGATGCCTCGTTCATCAATTTATAAGTCGGGTTTGATGATGGCAAATTCTGCAGGAGTGATTGATAAGAGTTATCGTGGTGAATTGAAAGCGCCTGTTTGGTCGATGACTGGTCATTCGAATGTGCTAAAAGGTGAGCGATGGTTTCAGATTGTAGCTCCTGATATGGGTTGGATTCGAAATATTCGTTTGGTGGATTCATTGCCAGAGACAAATCGTGGAACGGGTGGCTTTGGTTCGACGGGTGCGATGTAATACTTAAAATATATAGAATTACTTTGAATAAATGAGCAGTATGGATCAAATGGAGGATGATCAGTCACTTGAATATGTAGATAATTCATGGCAACAATGGGGTGTATCTTATCATTGGAAGGACGCGGTAGTTGTAGAATCTCGAACAACCGACCGAGGAACGGTATTGGAGATGATTCGTCGTCCAAAGTGGGGTATGGCCTGTTATATGAATGGGGAGATTCAGAGTTGTGAAGTAGATGAAAAGATCTATCATCAGGCATTTGTGGATCCGTTGATGGCACATTGTAAGACTCCTCGAAGAGTGATGATCATTGGTGGTGGAGAGGGAGCGATGGCACGTGAGGTATTAAAATGGCCGAGTGTTGAACGTGTGGATATGTATGAATGGGATAAGGATGTAGTCGATTGTTTTAGGAATTCATATCGTCAGTGGGCAAATGGTGCATGGGATGATCCGCGTTTAGAAATTCATTTTGACGATATTTTTAAGGTAATTGTTCATGGGAATTATCCTGTTGTCCCTTATGATGTGATATTGGTTGATTTATTTGAGCCGGATGGACATTCTGAATTATGGAACTTATTTACACATTTGTCATCAAATTGGTTGGCAGATGATGGTGTAATTGGAATGTATACTGGAATTAGAAATCATATGGAGGATACACATCCTGTGGAGGAGTGGTTAAGAGATTCGCGTATTACTGAATATCGAGACATGGGTTTTGGTATGAATCATATTTTATCAAGTCGGAATGTTTATTCTTTTAAGGTATTTATTCCATCCTTTTTAGGAGAGGCAACATTCCTATGTCTAGTTCCATCAAGAAGTAATCCAAAATGGGATATTCTTGAGGGTTTATCATCACATGTCGATGAAGAAATATGGAGATCTTATCATACGTGGAATTCTTATCGTGAGAATCCTGTTGGAGTTTTCCATGGTGTGTAAGTTGTATCGGGAGTGATATTATTGGTAATGGTATTAGAAGTCAGAGATAAAGAGGATACATTTGTAGGGGTAGAGGAAGTAAAAAGTAGATGATCTTGTTGTTCTCTTGCTTGTAATCGATCTTGTAACTCCTTTTGAAAAGTAGGACGTGGTGTTGTGGATTCAACACGATGTTTATCGAATCGTCGCATACCGCAAACAAATTTTTGATTACCACTCATCTAACCTAAAATTGATAAACGCTTTTTGGTTAGGAAAAGTAATTCAGAAATATGGTATCGCACGCAACTCAATATTTGGAACAGGTTCTAGGAGTTAAACCGTCAAACGAGGCTCGTCCAGCTCTTTCGGGGATATTACAAACGAGAGATTATGATACCTTTGAAATTCGTAGTGATACAGGTGAGATTCTTTACACATTCCAAGGTGCAAAAAGAGCAAATCGGTGTTTGGTCGGAGACCATGTATATTGGAAGGAGGAACATTGTCATTTGGAACTACGTGATGAGCATGCTCTTCTTGTCGGAACAATTGAACTAACTCGTCCTGCACGATATGGTTTTACATCTAGAAAGACCCCATTATATCTCTTTACTCCATATGATGCACGCTACCCTCCAATGATTGTTGGAACAAATGAGAAGGACAAATCCAGAAATCGTATTGGTTTGGTTAAATTTGAGACATGGTCGGAGTCATCCATGTTTCCAAGAGGATCTTTACAAATGGTATTAGGTATTGCGGGAGATTTAGAGGTGGAGAAAAAGGCGGTCATTCACCAAGTGTGTCCATGGAAATATCCGAAAATCTCTTTTGAGCCAAAATTAGTCCCTCCTTTTGCAAATCGTATCCCCGTCAAAGGATATACCTTTCATGTCGATCCTGATGGATGTCGGGATGTAGATGATGTGATTACACTGGAATCATTGGATGATAATTTGTGGAAAGTAGTGATCACAATTAGTGATGTCGCTGCATTTGTCGAAGATGGATCTGCAGTAGATATAATGGCATCATTAATAAGTCAGTCTGTGTATGATGAGTTTGGTAGAGTAATTCATGGGATGTTGCCGAAGGAGTATGGTGAGGGAGTATGTTCGTTGTTGCCAGGGTCAATGCGATATGGAATTTCAATGGAATTCTTATGGGATGGTCAAAGGGTGAGTGAGTCAAAATGGTATGAATCGGTATTGGAGGTAGATCGATCGTATACCTATGATGAATTCCAAGACGAGGTATCGATTTATCAGGATGTCGTTAAATCGATTACGTCCTATTTGGCGGATGAAGGGTTAACCGATTCCCACGAGTGGATTGAGCAGTTAATGGTTTATTACAATAAGGAGGCGGGTAAGAGATTGAAGGATGCGGGTATAGGTATTCTTCGTCGTCATTCGGAGGTAGAAAAGGATCGTGTGGAGTGGTTTCGTCGATATTTGCCAAATTGGAGATTCTTAGCGATGACCTCGGCGGAGTATGTATTATCGGAGGAGAATGATACATTTCACAGTGGATTAGAAACGGATTCGTATGCACATGCATCTAGTCCGATTCGTCGGTATGCGGATTTGATTAATCAGAGGGCGTTAAAATGGTTAATTCATTCGTACAGTGAACAACGTCAGAGGGGGTTATTTATCGTGCCGATTCCTACGTATGTAATGAATGAGCGTGAGAGGGCGATAAAGCAATTTGGAAGGGATATGGTATTTCTGGATGCAATTTCATCGGGTAAGACAAAGGTGAAGGCGATTATTATGGAAAAGAAAGAAACCGAAGAAAAAGAATATCGTATTCGTTTCTATGTTCCTGAGTGGAAGAAGATGATTTCAGGATCTTATAAGAAAGTGGATGAAGATTATATTTCTTCAAAGGACGAAAAGAGATCGCATTATGTTCCAGTGGGATCAGAACATGAGATTCAATGTTCAGTAAACTGGTCTTCTAGAAATTGGAAGGAGCGTCTTGTAATTCAATGGAGCGATTCTGTATAAGAAATCTTGTGGCGTCATTGATAAAAGGGTTAAACCTATAATGTTTTTTATTTTCAAAAATAAAATTGATTTTCTTATTTTTGAGAATATGTATTTAAGGGCAACCCACGTTAATTAAAGGACTTAGACAATCGTTTCTACAGACAAGACAGAATGCCAGGCGGTTTTCATCAACATTCATCGGACATCGAATCCATCATTGGAGTTCAATTCAGTATCCTCTCACCTGAGGAGATTGAACGTCGCTCGGTGGTGGAGATTACAACGCAGACTCCGTATGAAGGCAATGAACCGAAGATTGGTGGTTTATTCGACCCTCGTATGGGTGTATTGGAAAATGGTAAAGTATGTCGCACATGTGGTCAAACGAATCATGGTTGCCCCGGTCATTTCGGTCATTACCGTTTGACCCGTCCGGTCTATTATATTCAATTTCACAGCATGATCATGAATGTTTTAAAGTGCATTTGTATCCGTTGCTCCAAACTCCGAATTGATAAGGAACATCATAAGGAGTTGCTTCATCGCAAGGGCGAAGCTCGTTGGAAGGAGGTGTTGTCTCTTTCGTCGGGTATTAAGCGATGTGGTCAGGAGTGCGAGGATGGTTGTGGTGCCATTCAGCCGGATAAATTCACGAGGGACGGAATTGCTCGCATCGTTGCCCATTATCAGGAGTTGAAGCAACAACAGCCGTTGGAAGTGGAGTATGTCCATACGTTGTTTCGTCGTATCAGTGATGAGGATGTCGATTTTATGGGCTTGAGTCGTTATTGGTGTCGTCCAGATTGGATGATTTGCACTGTATTGAGCATTCCTCCGCCGCAGGTTCGTCCTTCGGTGGTTCAGGATAACAATCAGCGCTCTGAAGATGACTTGACTCACAAGTTGTTTGACATCATCAAGAATGATAAGACTCTTCAGCAGAAGATTGAGGCGAATGCGAGTCGAACGGTAATTAATGAATATACGAATGTGGTTCAGTATCATATCGCAACATTGGTGGATAATGAGATTCCAGGTGTGGCACCAAGTGCGCAACGCAGTGGTCGTCCATTGAAATCGATTCAACAGCGTCTAGGTGGTAAGGAGGGACGTATTCGTTATAACATTCAGGGTAAGCGTGTAGAGTTTTCGGCTCGTTCGGTGATTACACCGGATCCGAATTTGAGTGTGGCAGAGCTTGGAGTGCCGTTGGAGATTGCGACGAATCTAACCATTCCAGAGCGTGTAACGCCATTTAACTTGAATAAGCTCTACAAACTCATTCAGAATGGTGCCGATAAATGGCCGGGTGCAAAGACGATTGTCAGGAAAGACGGTCGTATGATTTCGTTAAAGCATGTGAATACCTCGGAGATTGTATTGTATGATGGCGATGTCGTGAACCGTCACTTGATGGATCAAGACATTGTCCTCTTCAATCGTCAGCCGACTCTTCATAAAATGTCGATGATGGGCCATCGCGTCAAAGTGTTGCCCTACAAGACATTCCGCTTGAACGTTCTTGTTACTCGTCCCTACAATGCTGATTTAGTTCAAGTAATCTAATAATGTCAGGAGTAATTTATCAAATTACATGTATTTCAACTGGTTTATCTTATGTTGGTCAGGCAACCGGCACAAAAACAAAAAATGGAACTCCGTATCAATATGGAGCATCTGGACGATGGAATGATCATGTGTGTTCTTCAAAAACACGCAACACGCCATTATCTAGAGCGATTAGAGAATATGGTCGTGATCAATTCACGATAAAAGTTCTAGAAGAGGCGGCTCTTGATGAACTAGACGAACGCGAGGCCACTTGGCTAGCACGTTTACAGTGTATCTATCCAAACGGATACAATGTTGCCACACATGGTCGCAATCGTCATCGTGAATCATCTAATCTATATATCTTCTATGAAGATCGTGTATCTTCTGCTTCTATTCATCCGATTCGTAGGAATGGTGAACTGAGAATGTTGTATGTTTATCTAACACTCCATACTGGAGAAAAAGAGAGACTAGCATTTGGGCAGAAAGGGGGTACTACATATGAAGAAGCACTGAAGGAAACTATAGAATTTCTTGATTTATTAGAGTGCCCTTATGGTATCTCAAAAGATCATAGTGATGAATTAGTAGAGCGATATCAGTCAAAAATAGATGAGTTCCAAAATAAAACAATTACATCTATTCGCATTACAAGTGCCTCTAATCTTATTGCTGTGTATATTGGCACAGATGAGATGAAGTTGAAGAAAGAGCATATTCGTATTTGCTTTGGAGGAAAAACAATTAATAAAGAAGATGCCTATAAAATTGCCATACAATTTGTGAATCAGTTGAATATATTTGATAAAAGCATTATTATAGATTCTATTAAAAGTCAGCAACAGGCGACTGCTGTCTAGGGTGTTGTATCTCCTAGATGGGAAAACAGTGTAAATACAGCCATGGGTCCTACCTATCTCAAATAGGATCTGTGATATAATCGTCTAGTATGAAGTATATGTGTGTAACATACTTTGTGCAAGACCCTCAAATTCAGGGAAACCCCTAAAGCTTATAACTACCAACCATTGTCTGAAAGGATAGTGGGGCCGCGGAGAAAGACCGCAATGGAGATGGTATCAACGTTATGAGATACGAGTGATTTATCACAAGTAATGGGCAATCCTGAGCCAAGTTCTAAGGTCCATCTGGGCTAAGAATGCTGTGCAACGAGTAGATGTGGGTCGGTTAATGGTTTATGAGACCATTGGCTTAAGGTGTATTCTAGTCCTAACGAGAAATCGTTGGGTATATACGTTTGATGGAGATGAAATGAACGCACATATCCCCCAGTCCTACGAGTCGATGGTAGAACTGGAAGAAATCGCGGCAATCCCTCATCATATTATTACGCCGCGTCATGCGAAGCCGATGATTGGTGTCTATCAAGACACTTTGGTTGGTTCGTATCGTCTGACGCAACCTGGAATCCAGTTCACGCGTAAGGAGTTTATGAATTTGATGATGTGGAACAAGCGATTTGATGGAACAATTCCAGCGCCTCGCATGGGACAGCGTTGGACGGGTCAGCAGGTTCTAGGAGCTTTGCTGCCACCTATTAATTTGGAAATGACAAATAAATCATTTGATAAAGAAAAAGAAAGCAAGCAAGATTCTGTGAATTATGTCCGTATCACGCAAGGTGATATTCTACAGGGTGTAGTAGATGGTGACATTTATATGAAACCATCGAAGGGTATTATTCACATGACATACAACGATTTTGGTCCAAAGGATACTGTGGATCTGTTGGATGCACTTCAGAACACAGTGGAACACTTCTTGGTGATGAATGGTTTCAGTGTGGGCATTAGTGACTTGATTGCCGATGAAAAGACGAAAGAAGATATCGATAAAAAGATTCAGGAACGTAAGAAAAAGGTAGAACAATTGATTCTACAAGTTCATTTGGACTTGTTCGATAATAATACAGGAAAAACAAATCAACAGGAATTTGAGGATCAGGTGTTTGGTATTCTCAATCAAGCAACATCAGATGCAGGTGAGCTTGGTCAGCAGTCCTTGTCTAAGGAAAATCGTCTTCTTGCCATGGTTCGTTCTGGTTCGAAGGGTGAGCCATTGAACGTGGCACAGATGATGGCATGTCTCGGACAAACTGCGATTGAAGCCAAGCGTGTTCCTTATGGATTTACGGATCGAACTCTTCCACATTATAAGAAATACGATGATAGTGCGGAATCTCGTGGCTTCATTGAATCATCCTTCATTCGTGGTCTAACTCCACAGCAATTCTTCTTCCATGCGATGTCTGGTCGTGAAGGTTTGATTGATACTGCTGTAAAGACTGCTGAAACAGGTTATATTCAACGTCAGCTGATTAAGTCCATGGAGGATTTGATTGTTCATCATGATGGAACCGTCCGTGATGCGAATAACAATATCATTCAATATCATTATGGCGAGGATGGTGTTAATCCTACAAAGATCGAGACACAGTCGCTATCCATTGGTGAATTGTCTGAGGAGGAGATCACCCGTGATTATGGTATGCGAGAAGTGGATTGGAGCACGGTGTTGATTGAAGGGACCTTGCGTGAAGGAGAGGAGGAGTTGATGACAGAGTATGTGAAGGATTTGATGTATGATCAGGTGATGATGGTTGAGGGTGTATTTCAGAAGAAGTCATTGGATTCTGGAAATGTGTTTGCACCAGTAAACCTCGCACGTATGATTCTGAATGTGAAAGTGCGGTTTGGTCTTCAGCCAACGGACAAGACGGATTTGACGATCCCCATGGTGCTGAATGGAATTAAGCGTATTCTGACATTTACTCATTCTTATCATAAGATCTGGGCGGCTCTTCTTCGTTTTCATCTTGCACCTCATAAGTTGATTGTTAAGGAGCGTTTCACAAAAGCAGCATTTGAGATGTTGATGGAGCTCATTGTGGCGAACCACATGAAAGCCTGGGTTCAGCCAGGCGATCAAGTGGGTATTGTAGCTGCACAGAGTATTGGTGAGCCAGCCACGCAAATGTCGGCACACGGTTCTACCGTAATTTGTATTACAAATGGTAAAAATTTGAGATATTATGGATCCGTGCGAGACTTTGTGGATCCTATTTTGGCAAAGAATTCTTCAAATCTGATTGAAATCTCACAGGATAGTGTAGTTCTTCCTATGGATGATGTAGAGGACTACTATATTGTTGGTGTGAGTGATGATGAGAAGACTTCTTGGCGTCGTATCTCAGAAATCAGTCGCCATCCAGCCAATGGTGGTCTGGTAGAAGTGGTAACACGAACGGGTCGTCACACGACTGCTACGCTGACTCATTCCTTCTTGAAACGTGACGAATCAGGAATTGTTCCTGTTCTGGGTTCAGACCTGAAGGTGGGAATGCGTGTGCCAGTTGCTCGTATGGTTCCCGAGGCTCCAAATGCATTGACTGAATATCAACAAGGAGAAACTATCTTTGCATTGGATCGCGAGTTTGGATGGGTATGTGGTATTTATCTGGCAGATGGATCTATTAGTGGAAATACTACAATTATTACAAAGATCCACCCCATTGTAGAAGAGCGTTTGTCACTATTTGCTAAACAATATCAATACGAATTCAAGACTCGCACATACAAAGGTGAATATGGACCTAGTAAAGAAAATGTGATCCATTCTAAGGATCTGAAAAAATTTCTTCTAGAAAATTTCAAGACAGGTTCATATGAGAAGGAGATTGGCTCCATTGTCTTCCATGCGAATAAGGAATTCATTGCTGGATTGATCAGTGGATTCTTTGATGGTGATGGAAATGTATCAGTAGAGCGACAACTGATCCGTGCTAGTTCGCGTTCCAAGAAGTTAATTGATCAAGTATGTGCTCTTCTTGGATATGTGGGTATGTTTGGTTCTATTTCCTCTGAAACGAGTGTCCGTATCAAGGATAAAGTTCAGCATACCTTGGTCATTCCTCGTAAGTTTGCTAAGGCCTACAAGGAATCTGTTGGATTCTCGCTATCTGAGAAGGCAGAAGCACTTGATAAAATCATTGAATACAACGAGCGCGAAGAGAAACATTCGCTGCAAGAAATGGTGGATAAGATTCCTGAGTTGGGCCGCGTGATTGCCCAGACGGGTCAACTTCTAAGAATGCCATATCAAAGTCGGATCTATGGTCGCTGGGCGAAGAAGGAGGCAATTGGTCGTCAAACATTGGAGAAGTATGTAGTGGAGTTTGAGAGAAAACTCACAGAAACCAAGTTGGATGAGAAAGAGGCCCTGATGGTTCAGGATAATATGACTATCTTGCGTTCTGCTGTGAATGCAGATGTCTTCTGGGATGAGATTGTTGAACTCATTTACCACGATGATCCAAAGGAATTTGTCTATGACTTTACTGTTCCAGGAAACGACAGTTTTATGGTAGATAACAATATCATGGTTCATAATACGCTCAACACGTTCCACCAAGCTGGTGTAGCTTCTAAGTCAGCAGTGACTCGTGGTGTGCCTCGTCTGCGCGAGTTATTGAAGGTGACTCAGAATCCAAAGGCAACATCTCTGACAATTTATCTGAAGCCCGAGTATCGTGACAATAAGGATAAGGCACGTGAAGTGGTTCAAGATTTGGAATTGACGCTCCTGCGAAATATTACAGAGAAGGTGGCAATTTATTGGGATGAGAAGGATGATCATACCGTCGTAGAGGAAGATCGTGAGTTGATTTACTTCTATCGATTGTTTGAGCGTGGTCTAATGACTGATGGAGAAGTGGATGAAGAGACTCTATCCAAATGGATGCTTCGTTTGGAGTTGAATCGTGAGGAAATGTTTAATCGTAATATTTCGATTCAAGAGGTTGTATCCGTTATCAAAGCACAATTTGGATCAGACGTGAATGTGATTTACAGTGATTACAATTCACAGAAGTTGGTCATGCGAATTCGTCTATCCGAATCAAATAAGAAAACAAAAGACACTGCAGAGCAGCTGGATGAATTTACGAATCTGAAGAAGTTTCAGAACAAGCTGTTGAACAGTATTGTGATCCGTGGTTTGCCAGGCATCAAGGCGGTTACTTTCCGAAAGGACAAGCAATTTGTCGAGAAGTTGGATGGTAAGTATCAGCAAGTCGAGCAATATGTCTTGGACACGGATGGATCTAACTTTATTAAGGTGATGAACCATCCCGCAGTAGATGGAACTCGGTTGTATTCCACGAATGTCTGGGATATGTATGAGGTTCTGGGTATTGAAGCGACACGTGCAGTGCTCTTCAATGAGATCAGTGGTCTATTTGACACAGTGGGTGTGAATTATCGCCATCTCTGCTTGCTATGTGATGTCATGACGCGATTTGGAAAGTTGATGTCAATTGATCGTTATGGTATCAATAAGAATGACATTGGAACATTGGCGAAGGCTTCCTTTGAGGAGACGGAGAAGATCCTATTAAAGGCTGCATTGTTCGGAGAAATGGATCCTGTGACGGGTGTGTCTGCGAATATTATGATGGGTCAGCCCATTCGTGGTGGAACGGCATTCTCACAGATCTTGCTGGATGACGAGATGCTTGTGAAATTATTGACGGATGTGGATGTTGATAAATTCAAGGGTGAGTTAGAGGAAGAAGAGGCAGGAGACTTGAGTCGGTTGGAAGAGTCTCGTGTTAAGATGATGGATCCATGCGCGACAGTGCAATTCCAAGCGAATCTTGTATTGCCTCCACCGAAGGCTTTGATGGATGAGCCAGAGATTGAATTGGATATTATTGATGGATAAACTTCAAACACAATAAAGAGACTGGTTATATAATTAAACGCATTTATTTTTATTGACGGGGGTTAAAGCATTCTATCCATAAATGGGTATGTCGACACCTTGGAATCGTTTTCGGTTGTATCCCCGCACGATACAACCCATTTCGCGTCAATTTCAACTTGATAAGAATGAATGTAAACATGGATATGATGAGGAGGAGCGTAATTTGCACAAGCATCGTAATCGTATTCAGGAATATGAATCCACTCTTCCGCAGGGTAAAAATTGGGAGTATTATAAGAAGGCTGTAAATCCTTATGAGTGGGTATATACTCAGAAGAAGTATCAGTGTTTTCCAGAATCCATATGTTATTTGAAGCCATTATCTCGGTCGTATTTTAAGATGATTGAAATATTGGAACTGTCGCAATTTTTTGAGGGGATTGCTGGCTCTTTTGTTCGTTCGGCACATGTATGTGAGGGTCCTGGTGGATTTATTGAGGCATTATATGATTTATCATCAAAGTATAATAAACGTTGTCAGTTATCGGTGGCCATGACATTAAAATCTCATCAATGTCATGTGCCTGGATGGAAGAAGGCCTCACAGTTTTTGAAGAGGAATCGATCTGTCCAGATTATTTATGGGGAAGATGGGACGGGAGATATTCTAAAGCCACAAAATCAGCAGTATTTTATTGATTATGTGTATAATGAGAATCAGAAAGTAGATCTATTTACAGCGGATGGTGGATTCGATGTATCTGATAATTATGAGAAGCAAGAGACGTTGTTATTTCCGCTATTAATGGCTTCAACAAAGATCGGGTTGGAGGTATTAAAGAGGGGTGGAACATTTGTGTTGAAGGTCTTTGATTGTTATCATCATGCGACGATGGATTTGTTGTATTTTTTGTCGTGTCATTTTGAGGAGTGGACGATGTATAAGCCTGGAATGAGTCGACCATGCAATCCAGAACATTATTTTATTGGTAGGGGATTTTTAGGATGCACGGATGAGGTATTGGATGTAATGAGATTATGGTGTTTGTTATTGGAGAATCAGGACCCATTGGATCGTTTATTTAAGGATGATTATCAATATGACGAAACATTTCTGACATGGATAAGAGAGCAAAGAACAAATTCTTTTTCTATGCAGGTGGAATACTTAGAAAAAGTATTTCAGATGATTGATCGTGAAAAGGCAGGAAATGTATTGAATAAAAAAGATTTATTGGAGAATGAGCGTCATAGCTATGATTGGTGTATGAAGTTCAATGTTCCAGTTATTTCCGCTCCTTCCCATGAAGTTGTGGAGTCACATAGCGATCAACAAGTTTCTTTCCAACAATAACGGATGCTTGATGTTGCGAAAGACGTCCTTCTGCCATTTTATCGAGCATGGTAAGCATGTTGTGAATGGGTGTCATATCACGTTGTTGAATTAGTTTTTTGAAGAGTTCGGGATAACTCTCCACAAAATCAGGGACGCGTTGTTTGATTGATTCTTCTGATTCTCCTTCGGCCATCCATTTGGGTATATCGCGTATCATGGAACGAATGTATTGTGCTCGAACGGCTGGATCATATTCTAGTTGACGAGCTTCGGCTTCAGCGGTTGCTTCTTCCATGGTTTGGCGATGGGTCGATGGTAGATTCTTTTTTGGGTGCGACATTGGGTGTAGGGATCTGAAAGAGTACAGAAAAAGGGTTTAATATCCAATCACTTCATTAGAAAATGACATCTTTACAGCCCGTGCAAGTTGAACCATTGCCGATGTCTTCCGGAGGAAAGTCAAATAAGACACAACAGGAATTAGAGAAGACAAATGAGACATTGACAATGTTATCTGCGCAATCTTCGGCGGATGCGATGTATGACCCGCCTGTTCCTCGACCTGTTACCCAACCAACTATTCGTGAGGCGTTTTGTGGTTCAGATCCGCATACGTTGTCAGAATATCTTATGATTGTTGCATTGGGATTAATTGTGTATGGCTTCTTAGCGAAATAGTAGAGTGGATTACTAGAGTATTTAGGATGAATGGCTATTCTTCTGATTCTGATTCGGAGATGGAAGAAGAGAACAATGTGCCTCCAAGGGGTCTCGATCCTGAATTTTGTAAAAGAATTCAGAATATGAAATGGAGATTGTATCAGATTATAATATTAAGTCCTGAACTAGATACGCCAAATGCACAAAATAATGAATTAATTCAAATGTATGTGAATCAATTGGAAGATTTGTATCGGTTTTTAGAGAATGCTCAGAGGGGAGGAGTAGTAGAGAAGGATTTAATTAAATTTCCATCGGAATTGCGTTCAGAAAACTTGTCAGTAGCAGAATGGATTAAAAATTATTTTAGACAAAATGGTCCAGCCGATACATTACCTTATAAGGATTATTTAATTACAACACTTCGTGTGTATCCATTTGTGCATCATACAAGTATGATTGGTAAACAGTCAATAGATAATGAAGAGGCAGATGAATAACAAATGTATTATTCTTTTATTGGAGTGAAATAGAATCATTTCAATGAGAGGAGGGCAAAATCAGACAAAGAGGAATGGTTGTCCTGATGGATATATTTTAAGAAAGGGGTATACGCGTAAATATCGTTCAAGTTTGGCACAATCTGGATTTACGGTTCGTAGAAAGGGTAAATTATACACAGTAAAGCCAAAGGTGCAATCGATTCACGTTTCAGCAGGTTGTATTAAAAATCGTGGTCTTCCTGGAAAGGGTCCTAAGAATGGCCAAGGAATCGGAAAACTCCGGAAGGGTGACTTGATTAAATATGGATATCAATATCGTTTATCGGATGCATTGCGTCACAGGGCATTAAAGAAGGCAATTAAGCAATATGGATTATTGTCTGTTTATCATAAGTTGGATGCGGTAGTTAAATTATCAAAGAGAACGGCACCAAATGCAAGTAATATTTTTGAGAGGGATCGTAACTGGGTATTGAATCAGAATGAGGAGAACTAAAAGAGACAAGTAATTCCTAAAGGGTTATAGAAAGACGATGGAAGAACGCGAATTGTGGTCTTTTCAGAATGCATTGCTCTTTGTCATTTTATTAATTGTGATATTATGGGGTATTATCTCAGGCTCAAAGTTTGCGTTAGTATTAAAAAAAATTAAAGAGGATTGGCCAAATCATCGATGCACTCCTCTAATCATGCCGTTCGCTTCATGGTTCGGTGTAAATGCAAAAGAGAATTTTGATTTCTGTATGGGTAAAGTCTTCACAAATCAATCACAGTCTTTCTTTGGATCAATTGGAATGATTACAACAAAATTCAACGCATTGCTTCAAATGATTTTTGGATCATTAAATTCTCTTCGAAACACGATGGCATCATTGGGAGGAGGAATCAATGTTATCTTCCAAGAATTTACCGAACGCATCTCCATGTTTTTCTTTAAGTTGCGAATGAGTTCTATTTATTTGAAGTCGTTATTTATGAGGATGTATGCTCTGTTATTTTCCGTGATGTATATGGGTATTTCGGGTATAACAGGTATGTCTAGCTTTACAAATACATTTCTTTTCTCTTTCTTGGATACGTTTTGCTTTCCAGAGGATACGCCTGTTTCTGTGATTAGAGACGAAGTTGTCTTACGTATTCCCATTCGAGATGTTCGAATGGATGATGTTCTTTATCCTTCCAAGGATCGCGTAACTGGTCTTTTCCGATTTTATTCTCGTGGTCAACCGATGGTTCGTTTAGGATCAATTACGGTTAGCACCAATCATTATCTCTATTACAATGGAAAACGTATTCGTGCAGGACAACATCCAGATGCGATCCCATTGGGTGGATGGGATTCAGATAGACCACTCTATTGTTTGAATACAAATACACATCATATACCAATGAATGGATATCTTTTTATGGATTACGATGAAACTCCAGAGGGTGATGAAGAGACAATGAATTATGTCGAGAAACAATTAAATGCAGGGAAATCGGATACGATTCCTTGTCATTTAACCGAATATGGATCTGCCATTGGATCTTCTACTAAAATCCATACAAAGAATGGACTATGTTTAGCATCCGATATACAAATTGGAGATGTATTATCTACAGGATCGACGGTGGTAGGTGTAATTCGTAAGAAAGTGACAGAGTATGATATGTTGGGAGATGGAACAGAGATTGCACTTTCTACGTTATACTGGGATGAAGAAGAACAGAGATGGAGAAGATGGATACAATCGATTAAGGATGATCCCAAAAAGAGGGATAAAAAACCAGAGAAGGAGTTGTGTTCTTTTGTGGTAGTTCCCAATTCTCAGTTGGAATTGGAGAATGGAATGCGTATTCGTGATTATATGGAGTGGTGTTCTCCGGATGCAGAACACATATATTCACAGAAATTGGAGAAATTCTCATCATAATATGCCATCGAATATTTGAAAGAATAAAAGGAGAAAAGAATAAAAGGTCAAGGAAGAAGATGGAGGCAAAATGGCCATTTATTCTTATTCTTTTCTTCTTTTTGGGATTAACAGGTTATATAATATCCCAATTGGAACGTTCCAAAGTAATGAAGGACTGGGAAAATCGTCGATGTAACTTATCGGTAATGATTGGTTCGCGTTTTTTCAAGCCTGATACTGATCCTCGATCACCTAATGAGTTCTCCAATGAAAATTTTGAATTCTGTATGAAAAAATTTACAGATTCCTTTATGAATCTATTTATGCCACCCATCACCGCACTTCTAGGAAAACAAGCGGATTTAACGGGAGGTGCAATGGGTGCACTAAATCAAGTTCGTGAAGTTGTGAAACGAATTACAAATGCATTTATGTCATATGTATCATCCTATCTTGATAAGTTCAAAAATGGTATGTTTGAATTACGACGAATTATTGCCTATTTACGTTTGGCAATGGGACGTCTGATGGCAGTTGTGACTTCAACCATCTACATTGGTCTTTCACTCTTTAATGGAATGCTATCGAGTATCCAAGTTGTAATCCGTGTCGTTCTAATTATTTGTGCAATTATGATTGCGGTAATTATTATTTTATGGTTTATTTTGCTCCCTATCATTCCTTTCATTCTAACAACATTGACAGCGGTTGTAGCATTGGTGGTTGCTCTAAGCGTAGTGATGTCAGGATCAATTGCCAGTGACGCGGAAAGTAAGAAGAGCGGATTTTGCTTTGGAGAACAGACAATTGTTCGTATTTACCGTGATTCTGGAATACATAATATTCCTATACGTTTTACTCGTATAGGCGATTTACTTGTATCAGAAGATGGAAAGGAGCATCGAATTACAGCAATTATGCAAATGACAAGTAAAGATGTAAATTGGTATGAACTGGATGGTATCTATGTGGCTGGTGATCATATGGTGAAAAATGGTGAAGATTGGATCTATGTTAAAGATGATCCAAGAGCAAAAAATGTATCCTCTTTATCGGTCTCTTCATATTCACCATATGTCTATTGTCTAAATACAGAAACACGTATTATTCCTATTAAGGGTAAAACGAGAGAAACGTATTTTAGAGATTGGGAAGAACTCGAGGAAGATGATATCCACGGCCATCAAGAATGGAGAAGACGTGTGTTTCAGTTATTAAATGGTTCTAATGAAGTAAATGAGAAAGATATAATTGAAGATCAACCGATACCATTAGTTGGAAAGGGATCACTGGTATGGACACCGATTGGATGGAGGAGAATTTCTGATTTGAAAGTGGGTGATGTGATTTATGATCGTATGGGGAAAGAGCAGTCGATATTGGGGGTAGTAAGGGGGGAAGCGGTTGGTAATAATGATGGTGAAAAATGGACACAGGGAGGTTGGGTATGTATTCAGGATAAGAATATAAGATGGGAAAGGAGAAAGGATACCATTAAGGTGGATGAAAAAATAAAAGCGGAAGGATGGAATCTAATTACGGATACGGGGGAATGGGTATTATTGGATGAGAATGGATCTGGTGAGATTGTATGTGATTTTACAGAAGTAGGTCATGTGCGTATCAGAGAATTATATGAATGGATATCGAGTCGTCTCCGGATCTTGTCTCAATAATCTTTAGGATAATCAGTAGAATGAAAACAGGGTTTCTGATTACGGGGCTATTGCTTCTATTATTAGCGAATTTGATGATGGTCTATTCCGATATTGAGGGATTTAAGGATAATAAAGAGGGATTTACGAATCATTTTTTGGAGAATGCTGCTAATTCTGGAATGGGAAAGAGCAAGTATGAGCCAATGGGCCAGTTTGATGACATTCGTGTTGTTCCAGAGAACGGTGTAAGTTCGTGGCGTGGTGTAGCTCCTAACGAGGCATTGCTGGGTCCGGCATTTGAACCCGGACCTGATCAACTCTTTCTATTTAAGAATAATCAAGTCAAACCAGAGTGCTGCTCTTCATCTTATTCTTCGGATATGGGATGTGTATGCACAACTCCTGAGCAGAGAAATTATCTGAATATGCGTGGAGGAAATCGCACGGTAGAGGATGGTATCTAAGATTCTTCTTTATAACAGAATATTATGAATATGATAGGTAAAACTTTGATCTATCATAATCATTCGTTTCATCTAATAGAATGAATTCCTCTTCAGCGAATACGCCTAAGAACAATTTCGGATCATTTGTTCCAGCTCCTATTGCAAGTGTAGCAAACGCCGCTAAAAATGCTGTTAATAGTATTAAAAATAGCTCTTTAAATTTATCAACCAATGTTAAAAATGCTGCAAACAATGTATTGAATAGTGATCCTTTTAAGAGCATTTCTGAACCACTTCAAGAATCCTATTCTGGTGTTGAAAATGATAGTTCAGGATTGTTTTCGATTCCTATTATGATTTCATTAGGATTATTAATCATTTTCTTTATTTTATTTATAATTTTTCGTGATCAGATTGTATTTGCTTTTGAGTCAATGTGGGCTAAAATAAAGAACTTCTTTTCACCTCCTCAAGAAACTGCCGTTCAGTCGGTTCCACCTGAATTCTCTGCACCTGATTCAAGTCTTGTTCAAAAAACCGCGGTAGAAAAGATTATTCCAGGGAAAAAGGAGGTCTTTAATGTTGCTACTAACAAATATCGTTATTCTGATGCAGAACCTCTATGTAAGGCATTTGGCGCAGAATTAGCGACTTATGATCAGGTCAAGGATGCATGGTCAAAGGGAGCGGATTGGTGTAATTATGGATGGGTAAAGGGACAAGCCGCTGTTTATCCAACTCAACAGGCCACGTATGATAAATTGCAGGCAGGACCAGAAGATCAGAGAATGGCTTGTGGAACACCAGGTATAAATGGAGGATATTTTGACAATCCTGATCTTAAATTTGGTGTAAATTGTTATGGATCGCGTCCAAATGAGAATGAAACAGATGTTCGTAAAAAGATGTCATCAGATGGAGGATTGACTCAAGATGGGTTGGCCTATAATCGTAAAGTCCAAGAATATAAGGCAAATATGTCAGACATTTCTGTAAATCCATTTAATGAACAAGTATGGTCCCAATAATACAGCTATATAAAGATTTATCTACTATTATAAACTAATTAGAAAACTACAATAATAAATGCAACTAAATACATTGACAAAGGGGTGTAAGATATATGGTGCATTTTCAGGATTAATAGGCGCACATTATTCGATTCGTGCCTACAATATTAGTCATCTTCTTGACCCAACCTCAGGAAAGTTTGTTGAGGCGGATTTTCTACTTGGTAATCGTGTAGGCTATGCATTTTTATCTGGTATTATTTATTCTCTACCTGGTTGGAATATGATAGGATTATTTCGTCTTATGAATCGACTAGATATTGATAGACGTGGTCTCAAGAAGGAACATTATCATAACGAATATCATGAGTTATGTGGATATAATCTATCTAAATGGTAAGATATAATAAGAATTTAAACATTAAAGCTATTAATCAATTAAAATGGATAAGATTATTCGATGTTATGGTATATTTTCAGGAGTGATGGGTGGTTATCACTTTATTCGTGGATGTCAAGTATCTCATCGTAAGCCTCTTCGATCCAATGAATGGACGAAGGCTGATATTTTGATTGCAGATCGTTTCACGAATGGACTTGCAAATGGGGCACTACATGCTCTACCTATTTGGAATATATATGGATTATTTCGTCTTATCAATCGTATTGAAATCCATTGTCGTGGTTTCGAAAAAGATAAATATCCTGAAGAGTATGAGGAGGTAGGTGGGTATAATTTATCCACGCTCTAATCGATCTCCGTTAAAGATTTGGAGGAGTTCCTCCAATGAGGCCATTGGCAAGTTGTGGTTGTTTTGGCGTTGGCATGCCTGTTTGTCTAAGTGATTTAGAGATGGTATAACCGCGATTTGCGCGTATGAAGGTCATAATATCGAGTGTCTCATCTTTTCCTCCGCGTTGTCGGTAATATGCATGGAGTAGTTCTTCTAGTTTGGAAAGAGTGAGTGGATTTGGATCACGTTTATCAATGACACGAATTTGTCCTTGATTAATTTGAATTGTCGCTTTTTCCATACCATTGGTTTGTAGTAGGTTAATGACTTGTTTTTCGTAATCATCGCGTATTTTTCTAACGGAACCAAATTGTTTGAAGAAAGTTGATGCTAAATTGGTATAATGTAACCAATATCGGACATATGTTCCAATTCCGGGATCTGACATATTCAATCGTAATTCCTAATCAATAGGCTATCTTTTACGTTTTAAATACTCCTCGTTTGGTTATTTAGAAGGATTTATCACAGAAGGGGCATAGTTTCGTTTTATTGTGATTGAGTAACAATAAGACAAAGGATAGAATGACGAGGATGACGAGGATGGAAAAGATGGATATAGCAAGAATGAGATAGGGAAAAGATCGTTGAAAGATATATTGTAGGAAAGGTTCAATCATGAGTTGTTGGATATAATTTTTAATATCGGATCGATTCAATGAATGTGCAAATTGTTCCATCCATCCCTTTAAAAGTGCTTCAAAACGCTCGTTATCTTTTGTCCGGTCGCGCAACATTTTATACACTGTGGTGAATTTAAACTATCTCTTCTGATCGCTGTAATCAGATAGCATCTTTTTCTTCGATGTTTTCCTTTCAGAAGCCAAAATATCTGAATAAACGAGTGCATCCTGTCACAAAAAAACCAGAACCATCCTATCAATTTGATATGGATTATAAATCGGATATTCTTGATTCACCATTATCGTGGTTAGTGAGAGATAAAGAATCGCTTAGTGTATCATCGTTGGAACAAGAATTAAAAGAAAATCAAGTGTGGTGGAATGAAGTTGTTTCTGAATTTTTAAAGGCGAATGCCTCTTACTTTTCTAAGCCATATACGGCACAACAGATCCAAAAGATCATTCGTCACCGTTTAGAATTAAATAGTGGATCATTGGAGTATCCATGTTGTGTAAGTTGTATCCCTTTTCGTATGGAATTAGTGGGAAGTGTTATGTTTATAGACTGGAAATATAAGACATTCCCAGTTGGAATCCATATTCCGGATGAGGACCAAGACAATACGGAATTTCCGGTTGAAGTGAATGGTAAATTAATACAAACGAATGAAGATATCGAAGAATGGGATCCAGATGAGGTTCCAATGGATGGGGATGAGAAAGAGGAATATGATGTGAAAAATGGTGCAAAATTACTTGATAAACAGCGTGTGAGAGAGGCAAGATTAAAAGCAAAATTGGCAGTCTATCGTGCTCAACAGCAGATGAATAAGTTTTATGATAAATACGGTGACGAGGTATCTGATTCCGATTCAAATGCGACAACGGATGTGGATTCAGAGGAGGAGGAAGAGGAGGATGAGGAACTCCAAATGTAATCCCCGAAAAGGTGTTCGGCAAGGTGTTTCTGGATCTCTTTTTTTGTAAAAATATGCCCTCATTCTTTTATAGAAAGTAATGACAGGTATCGTAATGAAGAACGCCATCTTAGTTGGTTTAGTTGCAGCCGTGACTTTATTCGTAGTCTATCAATATGATCCAACTATGTTTGGAGTCTTTTCACAATATGATGGATTTCAGGATGCGCATGGTGCTGCTGCTCCAGGACATGGAGCCACATCGGGTCCAGATCAATTGAAGCAGATGAAGAAAGAGGCCTTTGAGGACAAGAAGGACAAGGTAAAGGAGAAATTTCAGGATAAGAAGGATGGCTTCGAGGACAAGAAGAAGGACGGCTTTGAGGACAAGAAAGAAGGCTTTGAGGAGAAGAAAGAAGGGTTCGAAGAAAAGAAGAAGGAGGGATTTGCTGATTTGAGTGCTTTTGAGGGTCCGGCGAGCTTCGGATCTGCTGATTCTCCAGCGGGTTGCTATCCACGTGATCAATTGACTCCATCCGAGTTGCTACCAAAGGACATGAACAGTGTCTGGGCTGAACAAAACCCAATGGGTCCAGGATCATTGAAGGGTAAGAACTTTTTGAGTGCGGGTGCATTGCTGGGTGTGAACACTGTGGGTCAGAGCTTGCGTAATGCCAATCTCCAACTCCGTTCCGAGCCACCAAACCCACAGGTCCAAGTCAGTATCTTTAACCAGTCAACCATCTCTCCGGATGTAAGTCATCGTGCCCTAGAGATTGGTGCTTAAATCGTTGCATTTTTAATACGATAATCAAAGGAATAGATTTTATTTGAGATTGAGATAGTTCAAATGAAATCTTCTAAGACGAAATAGAGACACCTTATACAATGTCTATTTTTGATTCGATTCGTTCTGTATTTGGATCAATGATGGGTAGTTCATTTCCAACAGTGTATGTTACATCGAAAGTGGATGGCAAGACATATAAAGTTCGTGACTTGCCTGATAAACAACAAGCAGCCGATATGATGGCGCGAACACGTATTCAATTAACAAAGTTGTGCGATGCGTTAGAACAAAAATATCCAGATAAACCCCAAGTCAAACAAATGGTGCGTAATTTTCGTTCTGATCCAAATCGATTTGTAGAATCAACACCCGATGAAGAGCATACTTCGTCCACCGTTAATAAAGGAGAGTCTATCCATATTTGTCTGCGACAACGTGATGGGCCAGATGAGAGTTTAGTAAACGAAAATGTAATTATGTTTGTAGCTCTACATGAATTAGCACATGTTTGCACAGAATCGGTTGGACATGGTCCTGATTTCTGGAACAATTTTGGATGGTTGTTAAAAGAGGCAGAGGCGATGGGTTTATATAAATATACTGATTTTGCAGCACATCCTGTCAGTTATTGTGGCGTATACATCACAGATTCTCCATCATACGATCCAAGTAAAGATGGCACGCAATTACAAGTCGGTAAAATGTATAAGAAAAAGATATAATCCATTATGGATATGATGAAAATCATGAGAATAATGGTAATAGTTTAATAAAAACGCAATAGGGATAGAGAGATGTCATCGGATATCAATCAAATATTAAATCCGCAGTTATTATCGGATTTCAAGGAGGATAGTCCTCCGGTTCAAGTAATATTATGGAAAGGAGGATCGGATTATGAAGCCATTATATATGAAGAAGAGTTATATCCATTTGATACCTTAGATCAAATCAAACGATTAATATGTGATTTTAAAGATGGCGATCCACAATATACATCAAAATATCTATTTATTGGTATTCCAGTCGGTGATCGAGGGTATTCAGACGATGAGCCATCTCTTGATGATATGTATATCCCTTTTGATTTTTTATGGTATCCGATCGGTTCATCTCATGCTCGTGATACATATGTATTAAAAAATCCGATTAAGACATTATCAGAACCTGATTTGAGATTTGTAGGAGAGGATGGATCCTATTCAAGTCCAAATTATGAATCGCGAGCGAGAACAACAATCGAACAAGCATTTTTAAAACCACGAGAAAATCGTATGCCAATTTTGCACGTATTCCCATTCCATTTGCTATATGCGGCATACAGGGGATCAAAACCAATTAGTGAAATGGAATGGAACAAGAAGTTTGCTCCCTATTTTCCTGATTTATCACCGAGTGAGCGATTTGATCCAAAAGTGGAAGATGTTCAAATGGGTATGCAAATCCGAAAATATGTTCGGCATCGACAAAATACAGTTCATCATATTAATGATATTCTAAGAACTGCTCAATCAATTCCTCCCGTGTATTTGACTGGAATTCAGCAGATGACATTATTATGGAAGAAACCTGTTCGTGGATTTCAGGGATGTGCTGCATGGTTTTATCCATTTCGTGTTACAAAAAAACGACCTTATGCTCGTCTCCTTCCAGCAGATGGAACGGGAATTACCAAATTACATGTCGATGGTATTTTACCATTGCCATCCTTGCATGATGCGCGCATTATAGAGCAATGGAATAAAGAAGTGTCACCTACACCTAAATTGGACTTTTGTTCTATTAAATATGTTCATCGACCGTCCATCCAATCTACTCCACCAATCTATGGAACTATTCATGTAATGAACGATGGAACAATGAAATTAAATATCCAACCTCCAAAAACAATAAAGAAGTTGAGTCCAGAGATTGATTTCAGAAACATAGATCAATTATTGGGAGAAATATTTGACGGCCTTCCCCAGCCCTTTGATTCTTTTCGAATTCATGAATTATCAGGAATATTTACTGTAAAGGCAAATTTACAATCACCGAAATTTACTCGAAAGAGACTACTGTCTAGACTCCCTTCCTTTCAAACCTTTTTCCGTGAAATAAAAGCATTGCCAGAAGAATCCCCTATTTTATCATTACGTTACAAAGCAGTTAGTCAATATATATCTGAAAATGAAGTATACGCATTTATTACACAGTGGAGCACTCAGATTATATTGGAAGAGGGGCAGGCTCCACCACAGGCATTAATTGAGGCGATTCAGAATGAATTCCAGATTTCTAAAAAAGAGGCTGTGGATTTATTTACAAATTGGTATAAAATGAAGGGACAATTTGTAGTGGAAGCACCTGAAGATGGTGAATTTTCAGAGGAGTATCATCCAGGTGTAGATATCCATATTTATGCCCAGCATCCATCTTATTTTATTCATGTTCATCGTATGGATAATGAAGATACATATCGTCGTATTTACACATTATTATCACTATTATTTATTGACGAAGATGGATATTTTGAAGGTAATCAACAATTGGCAGAGGAGATGGAGGAGCAAGAAGAGAAATGGGAGAAAGATCGTTTGAAGAAAGATGCTAAAAAAGAGAAGGAAGTCGGATCATCCAATGTTCCTGAAAAACAGCCTGTTGCTGCAAGTATAGAGGAAGAAAATGAATGGATGGGTGTAACTAATGATCCATTGGCAGAAATGGATGTTCAAAGACCTTCTCAACCAAAACCAGTAGAGGTAACCCCTCAAGAGGAGCCCCAAAGAGCCAGACCAGTTATTCGAAAGGATGAAAGAAAACGTGTTCAACCCAATAAATGGCTTATTAAAAAGCTTGAAGAATTGGATAACAATTTATTTGGCTATACTCCATCTATGAAAGACAATCGAGGATATTCAAGTATGTGTCAAGCCCGTGACGATCGTCAGCCAGTTATTTTGACAAAGGATCAATATGAAGACATGCGTGCAAGATATGAGAATGATCCGATTTATTGGATTATTTACCCCTTGGAAGGAAAACAGGATCCTGCTCCTCCACTTGGACAAGAAGTAATTACTATCATGAAATATGGTTCAGATGCAGATCATATTAATTATATGTTTTGCCCTAAATATTACTGTATTTATGATGAGATTATGGTATTGGAAGATGATTTTGAATCGGATCGCGATCGAGATGGAAATCCAAAACCTAGAAAGAGTTGTCCATTTTGTTATGGTTTATTAATTACAAAAGAGGATAGTAAAAAATCAATCGTAGAAGGAAAAACAGTAATTGAGAGAAAGAAAAAGTCAGGATCCGAATTTGTTCATGATCGAATTGGATTTCTTAAAGAATCCACTCAGGCTGATAAATTGTATTTACCATGTTGTTTTATTAAGCAGCAGACATTGCGTATTCAGGATAAACAGTTTGATCACATCCGTTCACAATTACAAGAAATAGGACTCCAAGAGGAAATTCCAGAGGAAGAAGCTGTGCAAGAAGAAGTAGAAGAGAATGTTATTTATTATGAGGCTCGTATGGTAGAATATGCCACATTATTTCGATCATTGTATGGTAAATATATTTTAGAGCCAAATAAGTTTCCAAGTGCTGGATTTTTTGCGACAGCATCTACACGATTCGATTCCTATTTTCATCAGGATTCCAGTCAGCAAATGGTAACACGCGTTGCCATACATTTACGATTGCGTCCTACTGCACATGGATTTTTACGTGTAGGTATTGATAATACAGTGAATGAATCACTATTAGGTGTTCTTGCTCCATTATTAAATACAACATCAATTATTGGGGTAAAGGAAAGATTTGAAGAGGTTATATTACCACGTGTATTTTTGAATGCACATTTTGGAAACTTGGTATTAGAATTTTTTGATCCATCCGATCGAGATTTTATGCCAAGAACATCCCATGATTTAATGAAATGGTCTGAAACCAATCTGGGAATTCGTATGACTTCCTCCAATTCCTACGCATTATTGCGTATTTATAATTCCTATCAGCGATTCATTACATTCATTCATAATCCGAATCAACGCAAAGAATTAAGACATATTCAACCTCTTTTGGCAGAGCCAGGATTATTTACACCGAATGGATTACAGTTGATTATTTTGGATGATAAAGGTGAAGATTCTCCAATTGAGGTGCGTTGTCCAATATTTGGTGTATCTATGGAGCGTCATAAAGGAAATGATTTTGCATTTGTATCACGTATGATGCGTAAGATGGGAACAACGGAGAAGGAGTATGCCCATTATGAGTTATATATTTACACAATGAATAAGATGGGCCGTGGTGGGCAGAAGGAGGAGCATCATTTATTTACAAAATGGAATCCAAATGATCAGGCAAATTGGCCGACCATTGTAGATCAACGCATTAAAGAGTATTTGGATCAGTGTCAGTCAACCTATCGTTCGATTTTCACACCTCAAAGAGATATTATTTATTCAAATATGATGCCTTTATCTGCAGCGGTTCGTGGATCAGGTGGATTACCTCCAGAGGGAATTATTAAGGATCATTACAATCATTTGGTTGGCGTTACGTTTCGATCAAAAGCAGGTTCAAGTTCGATGGTGATTGTCCCAATTGTCGATGATGGTGTAATATCAGTTTCTTCCTCCTTTGCGATTAAGAAAATCTATTTGGACTGGGAAGATATTCGTTTGGCACCTGCCGAGGATGTAATTAAGTTTTACAAGGGGCGATTGAAGCAAATGTTTTCAGGATATACTGGATATGAAATCCGTTATTTAGTAAAGAATGCTCGTGAGAATGAGATTGTTGCGATTCAATTGGAGAATGGTATCTATATTCCAGTTTCTCAGCCACAAAAGCCAGAAGAGTTGGAACAATATCAATTGGAAATGGTAACAGTAGATAGTTTTGAATCAGAGATGAATAAGCAGATGTCTGGATTATATAAACGAGATTATAAGGAGGGAGATTCATGGGATGAATGGATTCAATCTGCTGAGGTAGAAAAGGGATGTGGAAAGGATGAGTCGTTGGATATGCATTTATCAGTAGATCAATTGGAGGAGCTATACCAGCAATTTCGTTTGATGGTATCGAGATGGTTGACAAGTCAGAAGGTGGGATCGGGGATGAGAAAGCAAATTGAAGATGTGCTTTTTCGTCCAGATTTGCCGGAATATGAGAAGCGTAAACGTCTCTATTTATTATTGTCATCCACCTTTTTGTCATGGTTATATCCTGATGAAAATTGGGAAATGCCAACATTATCATTGTTGCGAAAAGATTGTCGTGTAATACCTACAGAGGATGGATGCACGGGAACATGTCGTTGGAAGGAGACGGCAGATGGTGGAAAGTGCTTGTTACATATTCCACTACGAATTGCATTGGATGAACAGAAGAAACGATCCGTAGATGTATCGCAATTATTTACGATACGTATTTTGGATGAATTGGCAAGATTTCCATCTCGTAGAAAGCAATTATTATCAAAGGATGGTATTTCGTTAGTAACCAAAATGGTTAATCCAATTCGTGATGGAGATCAGTATATTATTCCTGAATCATCCATGTCATGGTTGGATTTATTGCGATTTGATTGGTTGAAAGATACAAGTGAAGAGCCGAGATACTATGAAGAAATGTCTCGTGAAAAGGATGACACAGATGAAGAGTTGAAGCAGAATGAGGATAATATACCTCCTGAATGGAGGGACATAATGGGAGATTATAAGTATTTGAGAATTCAGTGGTCGAATCAGCCCGATACTCCATTTGTTCCTTTAATGCCATTTATGGGTATGTCCTTGTTAGATTGGGGTATTGATCCATCGGTCAAAGTTTTAAAAGAGAAGGAATTAAAGGATTTCGCAAGACAAACGAAACGATCCGTTGCATATATTGAAGTTGGTGACAGTAAATATGATGATGAGCTAAATATGACATTTATTAAGCGTAAAACAGAACAGGATCGTGTTGTAGTATTTGTTGAAGTAAAAGGAAAGATCGGTTTGTTGATGGAAGAAGATATGACCTATTTGCCAATCGATCGTTTACCAGATAAAATCAAAGAGGCATTTATTCAGACACCTGTTACACAGTTTATTACAAAGCCACAGATGGCAGAATTACATACAACTTCCGTTCCAGCTGTTAAACCAATGATGACAGATGTTAAAGAAAAAGAGCCTCCGCTTGTTAAAAAGAAATTTCAACATATTAAAAAGCCTGGAGTCGAAG